GTGCTGGAAGTCGGGTTCCTTGAAGGGGACGCCGTCGTTCACGTCCACGACAGCCTCACGGGAAAAACTGCAAACACCGACGGCAACTACGCGTCGCCGCCGAACGCGTGCCGCTTCGCGATCGAAGCTCACACTTCTGGCTCCGGCAAACTCCACGTCATCCAGTCATCAGCGAGGTAATCATGGCACTCTCAAGAGTTACGATAGACAGCCAGGTTGAGGGTGAGCTCACCCTGACCGCGCTGATGGAAATGCTGGGCAGCCCGCCTGCGGTCAAGAAGGCCCTGGCGGATTTGCGCGCCGGTTCGGCACGCTACGCTCAGATCAAGGAAGACGCTGAAAAAGCGGTCGCCAAAAACCTTCGCGAGAGCTCGGCAGCTTTGGCTCGTGAAGGCGGCGCTCGCGAAGCCAGCGAGCAGGCTTTCGCCCGGGCAGAAAAAGCGCAGAAAAAACTGGCGGTCGAACGACAGGCAGCCCGTGCCGATCGCGACGCTGCGAAAGCGGAACTCGCACAGCGGGAAGCTGCGATCACAAGCGCGACGGCAGACATTGGGAGAGCGCGAAAAGCCGCTGAAGATGCCGCCAAACGCGCACAGGCTGACATGGACGCCAAGATCGAGCAGCTCGAACGCGAGCGTAAGATGTGCGCCGTAGACCTGCAGGCTGCCAAGCGCGAGCGTGCCGCTGCGAAGAAAATGCTGGACGAAGCCAAGGATCGCCAGGACGCCATGCGGAAGGTGCTCGGCTAAATGTCGGATCAAAACGGCCTTAGCAGGGTAGCACCTGCGGATAGCTTCGACCCCACCTCCGGGGCGGGCAAGGTATTGCTGGTCGACGAAAACGGAAACCCGGTAACCATCGTCTCCCAGGCCGATCAAAAGGTGCTTCGCGTTTCCTACTTGCCGCCTGCAGCTAACGTCTTTTTCGGCTTCGGAGAACACGAATATTCCGGCACGAAAACCAATGCTGATCTATGGGGTGGACCTACTGACATACAACCTGAACCTGACACTGGTGGGTATGCGCTATACATAAAATCAGATAGTACCGATGATGATACAACAGGTGATGGCGCACAGACGATTCATGTTCACTACCTTGACACAGCGGGAGCAGAGCAAACTGTTTCAGCGGACTGTAATGGTACAGCAGAAGTAGATACTGGTATTGCTGACTGTATGTTTGTAAACCAACATCATGTTATAGATCACAACGGAACAGGGCTCGTAGCAACAGGTAATATTGATTGTTTAGCTGGATCAGGTGGAGCGGTTGTCAGTCGTATTACTGCTGCTGGTAATCAGTCTATGAGTACAATGAAGCAAGTACCAGCGGGAAAGACGTTAGTTGTTACAGGCTGGCACGTGTATGGTACAGCAGCAACAACCAAGATTGCAAATCTACGTTTACGTTCCAGCGCACATGACGGTGTTTTAAATGCTGGAGTATATCACTTCCATGATGCTGCAAGAGTTAAAGATAGTTCCAGTGGGCATATTCCACTTCAGTTTACGTGTCCGTCATTAGCTACTGTTAAAATATCAGCTTGGACAACTGGTACTATTGATTGTACTGGCCGATGGTCTGGGTATTTGGAGAATAACTGATGGCAGTCTCAGGCACAGCAACATTCGACCTCGACTTCCTCGACATCATCGAGGAGGCGCACGAGCGCGCGGGCTCCGAGCTGCGCACGGGATATAACCTCAAGTCGGCGCGCCGGGCGTTCAACCTGTTGATGCTGGAGTGGGCCAACCGCGGCATCAACCTGTGGACAGTCGAGGAACGCACCCAGACACTGACAGCGGCGACAGCTACCTATACGCTGGATGCTGACATCATTGACCTGCTGGATCACTCGCTGCGCACGGACGCAGGCGACACTTCCGCACAGGTCGACTACACCCTGACCCGCATCTCCGTCTCGACGTGGGCAGAACGCTCCAACAAACTGAGCTCGGGACGCCCCACAGAGATATACGTCGACCGCGCAAGAGCAGCGCCTGCGGTGACCGTCTGGCCGGTGCCTGACAGCGCCCAGACCTACACCCTGGCTTACTGGTGCGTGACACGTATCGACGACGCCGGAGCGTACTCGAACACGGCAGACCTGCCTGCCAGGTTCCTCCCGGCACTTATTGCCGGGATGGCGTTCACGATCGCCATGAAGGACCCCAAGCTGCAAGGCCGGGTGCCGACGTTGAAAGCGATCTACGAAGAGCAGTTCGAGCTGGCCGCGTCTGAAGATCGCGAGAAAGCACCGCTGGTATTCGTACCTCCACAGGACCTCGGCCTGTGAGCGCGCACGCACAAGGAAAGATGGCCTTCGGGTTCTGCGATCGTTGCGGCTTCCGCTACGACCTGGTAGAGCTGAAGATGGAAATCTATAACCAGGTCCCGAACGGGTTGCGCGCCTGCGACGACTGCCTGGACGAAGACCACCCGCAGCTGCAGCTCGGCAAGGCCAACGTGGACGATCCACAGTCGCTGGCCAACCCCCGCCCCGACACGGGCAAGCTGGCTTCCCAAAGCCTGTTCGGCTGGCGACCGGTCGGGCACCCACTGCTCACGATGACGGGGTCTGTCGGCACCGTCACGATCGTAACGAGTTAGGATAGCCCATGGCCATTACATACACCCAGCTCGTAGCCGCGATCAAAGAATACACCGAGAACGACGAGACGACATTCGTCGCCAACATCGACCGGTTTATCCAGCAGGCTGAAGACCGCATTCTGCACACTGTGCAGCTGACGGAGTTCCGTCGGAACTCGACCGGCGCGATGACCGCCTCGAACCAGTACCTGGCAGCACCCTCGGACTACATCTCGAACTACTCGCTGGCCTATGTCGATGCGAGCGGCGATCACCAGTTCCTGATCCACAAGGACGTCAACTTTATCCGCGAGGCGTACCCGTCGGCATCGACGACAGGGGGCCCCCGGTTCTACGCCGAGTTCGACGCCGAGACCTTCATCCTGGCACCGACCCCGTCAGCAGCGTTCGTGACGGAAATCCACTACTTCTACCGGCCGACGTCAATCGTCACGACTGCGACGACAACGTGGCTCGGCGACAACATGGAAGAGGTGCTGCTATATGGCTGCCTGGTCGAGGCCTACACCTACATGAAGGGCGAAGAAGACATTATCAAACTTTACAGCGACCGCTACAACGAAGCGCTTGGCCGCCTGAAGGTGCTGGGCGAGGGCAAGCAACGCAAGGATACGTACCGTGAACAACAAATCAAACAGCCGGTGACCTGACATGCCCGGAACCCAAGGAATGCTTCAGGGCGGCAGCGTAACTGTCGTCACAACCCAAGGAAAAGGCCACTCAACTGAGTACTTGGCAAAACTGTGTGCTGAGCGTATAGTGTACGTGTCTAAGGACGCTCCGGCCCCGATCAGAGACCAGGCGCTGGCGTTTCAGGATACCGTGAACGCTACAGTACTGACGTTCATGCAGCGTATGGCTCAGAGTGAGCGCACAACGATGATCGCCCGGCTTGAAGCCGCCGGGCATTTCGACGCTGCCGGTATCATAAGGAGCCTTTAGATGGCCATCACACAAGCTTTATGCACCAGCTTCAAGCAGGAAATTCTTGTTGCTGAGCACGACTTCACCCTCTCCACAGGCCACACGTTTCGGGCAGCGCTATATACGTCCTCAGCGACGCTGAGCGCAGCCACGACCGCGTATTCCGCGACCAACGAAACGACCGGCACTGCATACTCCGCCGGAGGCGACGCGCTGACCAACGTCACGCCGACGACTTCAGGCACGACAGCGCTGACCGACTTCGTCGACTTGACCTGGTCATCTTCAACAATCACCGCACGCGGCGCGCTGATCTACAACGACACGCACGCCAGCAACGCGGCAGTCTGCGTGCTCGACTTCGGCTCAGACAAATCGAGCAGCTCGGGCGACTTCACAATTCAGTTCCCAACCGCTGACAGCAGCGACGCAATTATAAGGATCGCCTGATATGGCTGACGCTGTCGCATTCTTCACGGGCTACGGAGCCGGAGGCTACGGGACCAGCGGGTATGGTGACAGCAACGTCACGACACCCGCGACGGCCTCGGTCGGCTCGGTAACGGTCGTTGAGGGTACGGGCGTCACGATCGCGGTAACAGGTATCGCGGGCACGACAGCGCTCGGGACAGTCGCCATAAGCGCCGGGGCTACCGTATTCCCTACAGGCGTCTCTGGCACCATGGGGATGGGGTTCCCCCTCGTCTGGGGCGGCACCGGCGTCTCGATCGCCGTTACAGGTTTCGGCATGGTCGGGTCTTCCGGCGAAGAGCATGTCTGGGGCGAGATCGACGTCAGCCAGACCCCGGCATGGAGCGTCATTGACGACAGCCAAACACCCGGGTGGGGCACGATCGACGTCAGTCAGTCCCCCAACTGGACAGACATAGCAGTTTAGGAGCGACAGCATATGGCAAGCACATACTCGACAAACCTGCGGCTGGAGATGATAGCTTCAGGCGAGCAGTCCGGCACTTGGGACACGACGAACAACACGAACCTCGGAACGCTCATTGAAGAGGCGATCTCCGGCGTCTCGGCGGTCACCCACGACGACAGCGCGGCGTATAGTTTGACGACGAACAACGGCTCGACAGACGAGGCACGCCAGATGGTGCTCACAGTCGGCGGCACGCTGACCGCAGCACGCAACCTCGTGTGCCCGACCAGCGACAAAGTCTACATCGTCCACAACGCTACGACGGGCGGCTACGCCGTCACGCTCAAGACCACCGCAGGCACCGGCATCTCAGTACCGAACGGCAAGGTCATGTGGCTGTACTGCGACGGCACGAACGTCGTCGACGCTGTCACGCACCTGTCCTCGCTGACCCTGGCCACCGTGCTGGACGAGACGCAAGGCGGCACCGGCCTGACTGCATTTACAGCAGGCGACATCATCTACGCGTCCAGCGCAAATACGCTGGCCGTACTGGCGAAAGGCACCGCGACCCAGGTGGTCGCCATGAACAGTGGCGCAACAGCACCTGAATGGGTAGACGCACCGGATGGTGTCGCAATGGCAATCGCCCTCGGCGGATAAGGATAGACAATGGCAACTAATACATTCAAGAACGCGCACGGTGAAGCCCCGTCCTCCACGGCGGCGGCGTACACGGTGCCAGCTTCCACGGCGACGGTCGTCTTCGGGGGTAGCTTTTCCAACATCGACGGCACCAACGAAGTGGACTTGTTTGTCACGGTGGTCGATACATCGGCGGGCACGACAAAGTTTATCGTGAAGGGCTTGCCCATCCCGATCAACGACACGTACTTCCTCGACAGCAAGATCACGCTGGAAACAACGGATACGATCAACATCTATTCCACCGCCACGGGGGACGTTGACTACACCCTCGCACTGTTGGAGATCAGCTAATGGGTTACGCAAAAGGTGAGAGTGTCATTGGCACTGCCAACCTGGAAGATAGCGCCGTCACGCTCCCCAAGATGGCGCAGCTTGGCACGTCCGGGCAGGTGTTAACCTCTAACGGTACGTCTTCTGATCCATCTTATCAGACACCATCGACTGTTGACCTAACCGCCGTCGAAACCAGTATCATTTCTGACACAGACAACACTGATGATCTTGGTACAGCCGCGAAGGCTTGGAAAGACTTATACCTTGCTGGCGGTTTGTATGTTGGTGGAACGACCAGTGCAAATTTCTTGGACGACTATGAGACAGGAACGTGGACGCCTACTATAGGCGCGTCTACCAGTCAGTCAGGCCAAGCCTACTCCAATCAATCTGGATCATATGTTAAATCAGGCGATATGGTATGCTGTGTATTTCAGGTGATACTATCTACTGAGGGCACACTCAGCGGGCAAGTACAGATACAAAGCCTGCCCTTCACTTCACATTCGGTATCTGCTGCGGGTGTAGCATTTGGTTATTGGGATTACTCTGTACCAACCGACAGAGACTGTCTTATTGGTCACTTTGGCGGAAGTGAAGCAGTGGTTAATTTGTATACCGGGGGCGTGGCTGGTTCTCCGCTTCAACTTACGTCTACGCACATAACAAGCGCATCAAGGTTCTCTGGAACCATTACCTACAGAGTTGCTTAAGGATAGAACAATGGCATTAGTAGAACAGACAGTCTTGGATAGGGTTGAGATCGTTGGCCCGTTTAAGCATATTCAGTGTCGACATGACAACCGCATTGTGGATGATGTTACTGGCGAAGTTAAGTCATCTGGTAACTTTGAACGGCACGTACTCAGTCCCGGTGATGATGTATCCGGCGAACCCGCTGATATTCAGGCTATTGCTAACGCCATGTGGACACAGGAAATCATTGACGCCTTTGCGGTGTCCCAAGCTGAACAGAAACCTGTCACGGAGTAGCAGCTAATGCCATTTGCAAAACGACATAGCCCAACGGCCTACCAGATGTTCACGTACACGGCGGTCGGGGCAGAGACATCATTCACGGGGTCTGATGATAACAGCAACACCCTGTCGTATGACCCGGCGACTGTCGTCTGCTACATCGACGGCGTGAAGCTGCTGGCCGCTGATTACACAGCGACGGATGGCACGAACATCACGGGCATCGCCGCCATGACGGCTGGCCAGACCTTTGAAGCTGAAGCCATTGGTGACAGTGGCAATCCTATTGTGAGTTACACCAAGGCTGCGGCTGACGCCAAGTATGCCCTGCTAGGTGCCAACAGTGACATCACCAGCCTTACTGGTATCACTA